TAGTGATGAGTGCAACTGACAGATTGAGAGAAAAAGCGCAAAACGAACAGACAAGCATTGCACTGAATCATCTACTTAAAGCTGAACAATTACGCAATCAGAAACTTGAGGCACAGTTAGCAATAGCAGTTGAGGCTCTTGAGGAAATAGGAAGTGTTAATTGGCATTACTCTATGAGCAGGAAAATAGCAACCGAAGCACTCAGCAAAATTAGAATACAGAACAAGTCTGCGGAAAGTAAAGGTGAATAGTATGCTTAATTTTATTGCTTGGGCTTTTGCAATTGCATCTATTTTAATTTCTCACTTTGGCAGTGTATCGAGTGATTATTTGTTTGCAATTTATTTGTCCAGTCTTGCATTTTTAGCATGGGTTGCTGACATAGCCGTGTATAGATTAATCAAAGAATTGAAAGGTAAAGGATAAGAATATGAGCGAAGTTTACACAATCGAAGATTTAATGAAGGCACTTAAAATTAGTCGCACAACGTTTTGGCGCAGACGTAAATCAGGCGCGATTCCTGATCCGGATTTAAAAGAAGGCCAGCCAAGATGGAGCCAAGCTATTTTAAGAAAGCACCTACCCATGCTGACCACCAATCCATCAACTTAATGCGATCATCTAAATATTCGGCACGATTGTAAGCAGCGCGGATAGCATCAGATTCACCATGTGCTAACTGCCTTTCAATTACATCGTGCCTGAAACCTGATTGCTCATTGAGTACAGTAGAAGCAAGCGCTCTAAAGCCGTGAACGGTATGTTTGTGGCGGTACCCGATACCATATAAGGCATCAAGCAAGGCATTTTCACTGATCGGTTTATTTTTAAGAATTGGTGATTGAAACACGTACTCATAATCACCTGTATGCACTTCAAGCTGCTTTAATATAGAGAGCGCTAAATCTGATAGCGGCACAACATGCGGCTTCTTCATCTTCATGCGTTCTGCAGGGATCACCCAGAAACGCTCATCGCGGATCTCATCCCATTTCATAAAACGTAATTCACTGCTACGAACAAACGTGATCGCAACAAATATCAATGCAAGTCTATTCACAGATTCATTAATAGTTTGAATTGCCTTAAATAAATCTTTTGCGCCTTCTACTGGAATGCACGCCATGTTTTTAACAATCGGCGTTTCCAATACTCTACTGAGATTGTTCGCTGGATGCACCTCTAATATTCCTTCATCAATCGCGTAATCAAACAACTGCCGAAGATGCATTGCTACTCGATGCGCAGTTTCGATAATTTCAAGAGCCTGCACATCTTTAACCACTTTCACCAGGTCAGCACGCTTGATCGTATCAATCGGCATTTTGCCAAGATGAGGTGATGCATAGTAATCAAGCCTGTTGGTTACCTGCACTTTATGTTTGTCGTTTTTTAGTGTCTTAAGCTTATGCTCAAGAAATGCCTTTTTTACTTCATCAAAAGTTAGCGATGCCTTGTCGGTACCTAAAACCAATTGCTCTTTAAAATCGGAAAGAAGCTTTCGCGCATCAGACAAACCAACAATAGGATATTGTCCAAAGGTTTTAGTTTGATTTTTACCGCCAGACTTATATAGGTATCGCCAGCTTTTAGTACCTGATGGAAGCACAACAATAAATAAACCATGTGCGTCAGAAAGCTTATAGGGCTTGTCTTTGGGCTTGGCCCCGTCAATTTTTTTATTCGTTAACAAGGCATCAACCCTCGATGCCTAAACAAATGCCTAACGTACATATAAGACAGAATGAATAAATTTGAAACATGATGGTTAACCAAGAAACAATGAAAGCGCTTAACTATAAAGGTTTATAGCTTAAATGTGAAACACTTTGATAGGGATTGGTTACAGATGGAACTACTTGAAAATAATCTTATGGAGGCGCGAGCCGGAGTCATGAATTAAACTAAATCAACAACTTACCAACTCGATGCCTTATTTTATGCCTAATACTGCTTTTTTCAACACCTTATTCGTAAAAATTTTTATTAGGTGCGGAATGAATCGAGGAGCGCATTATAACCATTCTAATTATTTTAGCAATACCTAATTATTCACCGCACAAATAAATACACACGCTTAACCAATGAGATTATTATGCACCAATGGATAAAGTTATTGTGTTTACCCTTTGGTGCATGCTTGCGCTTTGGCTACTTATTACTATAGCCAAAGCTGCATGGGTTCTGATTATGGGTTAGTTATTTCTGGCTTAACTGTCTGATTGAACTCCGTCATGATTAGCGTGATTTGTTCATCAACCAATTTAACCTCTTCTCTATTTGCGCCTTCTTTAACTAGATCGCGCTTGTAATCTCGTAGTTTTGAAATTGCGCTTTGTGCTTTTTTACCGTAATCCACATAATTCAACTCTGGATTCTCGTTTAAAAACTCGTCAGCGTCCTTACCATCTTTCAATCGCCCAAGATAACCAGCCTCTAGTTTATTCAGTTTGATTAGATTATTGTAGAACTTACCAGCTTGAGGCGCTTGCCCTGCACTGTTACCCACAAATCGACCAACCAAAGGTATTTTGTAAGTTGGCAGATCTTCACCTGTCACGATAGATTCTATAGTGTTCACCGTTTTTACCACCTCACGACCAACACCGCCAGTTAACTGACCTGTTAAATATTCAATCTGGTCGCCTGTCGGACTTAATTGGCCTTTTTCGTAATCATCACCGCCTGATAAGTTATTGATCCAGCGTGCAAGCTCGATACTTAACTCAGTTGCTTTGTCGCGTGTGCGAGTGTAGCCAGGTGTAGGTCTAAGATTGCTAAAATCTTCTTGTGCGATATTGCGACCTGTCCAATCTTCATTTTTAGATAAGTCATTAAACGGATCTGCTACTGTTGGCATAATGATTGAATCAATCCTACCATTACCGCCTAGTGGGTTGAATGATTCCATGACTGCGCCAAATATATCAAACACGCGCTCAGTTGTGTTTTCTGCACCAGATAATAGCCACTCTGTTGTAATGCGCCCAAAGTTTGGCAACACATTAAAACCTAGCGGCATTGGAATTGTGATGTACTTTTGATCAGTGTTAGGAATTGGAATAATAAAGTTACTAGAACGCACAAACTCTGGCGGCTCATCTTCATCAAATCCAGCCATTGCCAACATCAGCGCTTGTGCTACACCGATTGATATACCGCCTGCAATAATCTGTTTACCTTTAGGACCTGTTAGCGTTTCACCAATACGTGCGGTACCTTGCACTGCCGCATTGAAGAATGCATACCAAGCGCCCATTGTTCTAGTCGCAGTGCCTTTTCGGTTAAAGTTTACCGTGAGGTTTTTTCCGATACTTGCCGCTTGTTGCTTACTGATTCCGCTATCAATTGCCACTTTATAAGCAGCTAAACGCACTGCGTTTTCAAGTGTCTGGTTGTAGTCAGATAACCAATAAAAGATAGGCTTGATGAGTTTATCGTTGAGTGCTGTTTCTGGCACGGCTAGCACACCGCCTACCGTTACCACTTTACCTGCAAGTGTTTTAGTCCACCAATTAGGGTCAAGTGCTTTTGATACTGCCTTTGTACGCTCTTCTGCATTCGCATACATATCTCTAAAGCCAGTTGTGCCACCTTCGCGTTGGTATTCCTCCCATAATGCACGCATCTCTTGTGCTTTTGATTTCTGTGCTTCAGTAAATGAACCAAACTGCATTGGCGATTTAATGCCGTTATCAGTTCTAGTTTCAGCATAAATGCCACGTAGCGCAGGCATGATATTGGCCAGAACTTCTTTCTGTTTGCCGGCAATCTCAGTGGTGCTTAAGTTAAGCATTGCGCCTTGCGTATCGCGCGTAATGTTCACGATGCCGAAGATTGGGTTGTATTGCGTATTAATGCTTGAGAAGTAGCGCGTAATATTGCCCATAAAGTTACTGACGGCACTCACCTGGTCAACATCTAAGTTATTTAAACTAAGTGCCATTTTCATCGCACGATCATTAAACTCATTAAACGTTACGCTACGCTCTTCAATTTCACCACGCTTATTAACGATACGCGCAACGATGACATTGTTGCGGTTTTTATAGCTTGGATCTGTGCGAGTTTCAACAAGGCCTGTTGCTTTGCTTACATGGCGAATAGTAGGCGGTGTTTCAACATTCCAAAACTCTTCATTTGGATTAAGTTTAGCTAATCCAATCATTGCAGTAGCAACACGATTCTTTTCACCACGAACGACATTCTTTTCATATTGCTGCGCAATGTTAGCAATTACATCAACCACGGCACGATTAGAACCCATTGCACGTTTAGAGCTATTGCCTTTCACTTTAAAGCCTGAACCGGTGCCGTTACCTGTGCCACGTTCCATATCTTCACGCATCAGCGGCACGTAGAACTGATAAGCTGATTGCCATGCATTCACGATTGATTGTGATTCAAGTCCGTAATCAACTAATACTTGGCGAGATTTAGCAGTAATTGCATCAATGCGTTTTGCCAGTGCTTCGTATTTACGTTTATCTGCTGGATCTAAAGCCGCCATGTAACTATTTGCTTCTGCAGTCGTAACACCTGCGCCACCGTCTTGCATATCAGGATTGATAGTTGCAATCTGTTTGTTACGCTCTGGCGCGTGGCGCATCCACAAATACTCTTCAAAGTCAGCCATGCCAACACCGCGCATACGCATATCTTCAATGAGTGGCGTTAAGTCTTGTTTTATAAAGTCTTGAACTCGTTTAGCAGAACGTCCGTGGTAAAGCTCTTCTTGCAGGTAGGCGTTCCAACGGTCTGCAATGTTGGTACCGGATTTTTTGATTTCCTGAGTGACACGTTTTAAGTCAATGTATTTATCTTGCAGAGCACGGATAACATTATCCATTTTGCTAGATTCATCAACCTGCCATTGAGGCGTTAGGCTTGCTTGAGGTGACTGTTTGCTGCGTGAATACATCACGCCTTGCAATGCAGGTGCTAGTCCGCGATTCTGTAGCTCGCGCACATATGAACCCAATAACTCTGTCCGCTCTTCGCTGCTCTGTTTCCGTAGAAAGGTATTGTAGAAAGCTGCTCTCTTTGCCGTGCGGATTCCTGCGCGATAAGGATTGCTCGTTTCAGTGGTGTTGACGGTAGCATCTTGTGAACTTCCATCAATAATTCTTGATCCACTGACTCTATCTGTTCTTGCGTAATAGTTGGATAACACGCGCTCAAAGTCATCATCGGTAAATTGCTCACCGCTGATGGTTGTAAAGCCTTGTGTTGTTGGGTTAAAGATAACATTTTTAAGTTCTGGCAAATTGGTAATTGCACCGTGATAAACAGTATAAATCAGTTCTTTAATGTTGTGTGCATCATTACCTTTTTTCCAATCAATCTTACGCACAGCCTCGCCAAAGTCTTTTGTTTTTTCATCGAATGAATAGTACAAATCTGGGTCAGTTTGCGCGACATGTGGCTCGATATGTTTAGTGGTACCGTACTTTAATGCGCTTGATAGCATATTTTCAGCACGGCGGTAGAAAGCCTTAGCAGTTAAACCAAGTGGGTCACCAATAAATACTTTGTCATTGTTGTATGCATAAGCTGCAGCTAGTGAGTAAATACGGGTCCCAAAGTCTGCGCCAGAGCGTAAGCGAGATACGTTAATCCAAACCTCATTGCCTTTTTCATAGATAACGGCTGAGCGATATTTAGCGTTTGGTAAAAACACCTCCCAAGCGGTATCAGCACCATCTAGTTTTGTTTGTGACTTACCAAATGGTTCAACACGGAATTGCGTGTTCATATCGCTGGCAATATCGGCAATTTCTTTTGCATCAGATGGGGCGTTCTCAAAGAAATCTTCGTTTCTTGCGGTGAACTCAAGCGCGGCGGTTAAGAATGTGTCACCGTCTGCTTTGGATGGTACGCGATTGTTGCGGCTGTAATACATATCTTTGTTTGAGATAAGGCTTACAACATCCTCACCCTTAGCATAACGTGAAGCCATTGAAACAATATCTCTCACATCAACATCAGTCATCTCAACATCAAATACCAGCTTTGCAAATGCCTTGATTCCATCAATTAAGCGTTGCCATATTGACCTAGCAACTGGCGACATTTCAACATCTTGATCACCACGTTCAGCGATAAAAGCCAAAACCTCACCGGCCATTGCATTGTCGTCAATATCCGGCTGCGATTCTTTAACATCATCCCAAATGCCGCGAATGTACTTATTGCCTGATTTGTTCAAGGTTTTAATTTGCGTAAGCAATTTAGGAAATAAAGTTTTATCAACTTCATTTAGCATGCTCTCAACCGACATATGCCCGATTGCCTCATGCGCAAACACTTCTCTTAAGCGCTCCTCGCTGTTAATTGCATTGGTGTTAATCCATATTTCACCATTTGAATACAGGCCTTCCACGTCATTAATTCTTACGCTCAATGCGGCCTGAATGTTTTGTTCGCTAGGTAACTGAGTGACCAACTCTAAGCGCTCAATTAGTAGCTGTTCACTGCCGTTAATTTCCTCAATAATGCTAGAAGGAATTGGCAGTTTAGAATGATGGTCAACTAACTTTACCTTAGGTATGCCTTTGTGTGACTTCTGCAGTTCATCGATAATCGACTGTGCTTTATCTTTGTCCATTCCTCGGTATGGGGTTGCATTACTGCGGCTAAACATCACCACATTGCCGCTGTCTGATTCTTTTGTCTGAATCTCACCAAACAGGTTATCAAACGCCTCTGCTACTGGTGCAACCTCTTCATCCAACAAATAGGGGAATCGTGAACTATCACGGTTAAATGAATCTACGCGCACTACGTTTGCAAGGTAGTCATTATCATACCCATTCAACTGCATCTTATGGATAACGTAGTTTTCAAATGCTCTCGCACCAAGCTCTATAATTCTTGACCAATAGCCATCTGTGCCTTCTTTTACACCGTCAATGCTTCTAGCACGTTGCTTCATTGGTGAAGTGTTAAGTGCATCCACCAAGTCAGCAAATCTAACCTCAACCTCAGGCCTTACGCCTTGAGGATGTTTCGGATCGATAATCCAATTCTCTTCGCTCCAATACTTGCTGTTAGGGCTTTGTTTGCGATAACGCTCAAGCTCTGCTTTTGTGATTCCTTTATTGCCATAATTTTTATTTATGTACAAAGCTTCTGGCTTGTAAGTAATGTAGTTACCTTCACGGTAGGCTTGCTGGCTTTTGACCTCTGCCATTGACTTTTCACCACCGCGCTTACGTGAAAAGTAATTATCCAAAGCATGGAACCACTCATGCGCTAAAGTGCCAGCGCCTTGCGTCTTTGTAAGATTGATAACTAAATTGCCTGGCTCAAAATGTGCGGCGGCACTACCCTTGCCTCGCGCACCGAATGAAAGCCCCAGTGTGCCTTCTAATGACATTGCTTTAGGCGGTACACCTACTATGTTAGCCAAGTCCATTAAAGCATCGTAGGCGGCGTTTAGCGCACCTTGTCGGTCATTATCTTTACCGCCTTGCTTTACCCATTCGCCAAATTGAATACCCCTAAAGCCAAATGTAGTTGCGAACTCTTCTGAGCTTACATCTTTACCTTTGCGATAATCTTCACCTGTGCGCGGTCTGTTTTCTTTACCACGAACATCTGATTCTTTAACATTCAATCGGTCTTTTGTGGCATCCCATGCGGCAACTACTTCATCGTAGTTATTGCGTAAAAATTCAAATGCCTCTTTTGAGCTATCAAAATCCTTAAGCTTGGTGTAGTTTTTATCGCCTTTCTTGTTGATAAAGTAACCGCCTTTTGATGAGCCACGCACCTCAAACGCCATGCGCTTCTCTTGCTTTTCCTTGCCAAGTTTCTCGTTTACATTATCAATTACATCGGCAACACTTGAGGCTTCGTAGGTTGTAGTTACGCCATCAACATCAATACGCACCATCGGTTTAATTTGTTTTACACCATCAACGTAACTGTAAGCATTAGGGTACTCTTCAACCTTACCAATGCGCTTCCATGCGTCACGATCAATCGCCTCAAGCAATGCAACTTTAGATTTAAACTGGCCTAGTTGAGCATCTTTGATTTTCTGCAACATTAGCTCTGGGTTTACTTCAAGCGCCTTGCTTACAATCCTGCCTATATCACGAAGTGTTTTTACCTTGCCTACCCAAACTTTAAGCGCATAAGGCTTACGTGGTTTAGATGGGATTTCCTCTCTGGCCGTCCATGCAATTGCTGCGGCAGTTTTATTATCGATTAAATTAACATCGGTAATGGGCCATATCTTACTGAGTGGCAATGAGGCTAGTTCATCGTCTGAGTATTCCTTAGCCATTGCACGCACCATATCTTTACGTGCACCTTCTAGCTTCTCGCCAAAGTCATCTACATTGCCTTTAGGTTTCTGTGCAGCTGGTTCACCATAAGCATCAGCCACCTCATCAGCCGTGACTTTACCTTCGCGCACATCCTTGATAGTGTCGAGCTTCTCTTTGCCTTTAACTCCTGCGGCGGTGAGTGCTTCTGCGGCTTTGTCCACTTCGTCTTGATGTTTTGGCTTTGTATCAACCATTTTCGCATCGTCACGAAAAAGGTCTTGCGCACCGGCTGCGGCGGCAATATCTGCTTCACTGTTTGAACCAGTTAGAGTGAATGTGTCTTGATTGTCGTTGCCAGAATTGCGCTTAGCGTCTTTCGCACGCTCTGCATCTGCAATGGCTTGTTTGGCGGTAGTATTTTCGCCTAGTAGGTCGGTGTCTTGCTTAGCTGTTCCTACTTCCGCTTGCTTACCGGCGTTAGTTTCTGCTGCGCTTTCTTCTCTTTCACCGCTAGCAACATCGCTATTTGTGCGTCCTTGCTCAACGTTTTCAATCTCGCTATTGCTTCCTGCGCTTTCTTGCTCTTGTTCGTCAAGTCCACTTCCGTAATAGGCGCTTTCGGTACCGTTTTCTCTTTCGTCATATCCAGCCTCCTGTAGTAGTTTGTTTACTTCTTCATCGCTAATTTCGGCAATTGAAACTATGTCATCCTGTGCACTTTCGTTTTCATAGAACCGGCTTGCTTCAATCTCTTGCTGCGTGTCATAAGGCAATACTGATTCACCGTTACGGATTTTGTCAGCAAGGTAATCATACGCCTCTGTTGAATCAAAAGCATCATCATTAGCACCGTTAGATTCAAGGCGCATGTTATATGGTAAGTAGTCGTCTAAATCACCTGATTCAATCAAGACTTTAAGTGAACGGTTGTTATCTTTTTTGAATATCTGATTGTAGCCACCTGGTGCAAAGCCTTTATCCTCGCCTGTAACATCGCGTTTTTCAGATAAAGAAACGCCGCCTAATTCGCGTAATGTAGCCAGTAGCGTTTTAGGCTTGTATTGTTTAGGTGCTTTAGGCTTAGTAGATTTGGCTGGCTTTGATTTAGCAGCCTCTTGATACAAGTCATCTATTAAAAAGCTGATTGTTTGAGACTTCCCCTTGAACAAATCTGCAAGTGTCTTGAGTTTTTCCGCTGATACAGCCTTGCCATTTTGCATTTTATTGGCTAAATCAAGACCACTATTCAAGCCATCTTCTAGGTTCAATGCTTTAGCGGTCTTGCGTTGCTTCATTAGGCTTGCAATAACATCGCTCACTACGCTGCTGGCTTGCTTTGATGATACGGTAGTAGTATCAGTTGATACAGTCTCGTTATCTGACAATGCTCCCGTAGCTTTTCCGTTTTCGGATGTTGAAGCGCCACTCTCAACCGTTGAGCTAGGGAACTCTTTAACATCGTTAAGAAGCTGAGCAATAGGCGCATTCAAGCGAATAACATCAACGTTATCGCCCTTATTTAATTTTGATAGCCATTGATGATGGCCGTCTAATACGTGGTTATCAGCTGATACCAAGATTGAACGGTCACCGCCTGCAAACTTGCTTGCTTTCTTAACCTTAGCCTCTGAAAACTCCTGCTGTGTTGGCTTAAGTGATGATGCCGGTACCGTTTCTTGCGTATGGTCCACGCCTCTAGCATTAAGAAAGTTAACCATCGCGCCACGGTGCTCTGCTTTAACCTGTGGCATTTCTGCGCGTGGAATATTTAATGTGCCAGATTCAGGACTAAATGCAGTCCACTCTTTATCAATCTTCTGGCCTGCCACTTGCACCTGCGCTCTTTGACTAGCCAAAGGTGTTTCTGGAATATTTTGTGGTTCGTTTTGTTGTTGAGGCTTTATTTTAAATAAACGCTCAAATAATTCTGGCGCGTCACGGCCTGCATATTCAACCGCTTTGTCGCGCATCGCTTCAATAACTTCTGATTCATTCCAACCCTGCTCTTTTGAGTAGGCTAAAGCATTTTTAATAGACACAAACTCTGGTGAACCTTCAAAGCCGGGCTTGTCAATGTCGCGCATTTTTAGCGCAATAGAATTGCCTAGCGCCTGTGGTGTTGATTCATCAAAGTTTGTTATTGCATTTGCATATTGGTCTATTTTTTCAACATTTACACCTTTAAATGCAGATGATTCATTCTCCATCTCGCCTGTCGCATTGCTTTCAAACCATTTATCAATTTTTCGTTGCGGCCAGTTAATCGCTTCATTAGCAATGTTATCGCCTGCGTACTTTCTAATTACAGCTAAATCCAACTGCTTATTTTTAGCCATGCCATCTTCACGCGCTTGTTGAAGCTGCTCATAGCTCATTGTTGAATAATCTGGCTCAATTAGTGCATCGTCAGGCTGACTTCCATTTCCAGCAGGAATATCACTTGCAACGCTCTCTCGATTGATGGATGGTTCATCTGCGTTAATTCCGTCACTTGTAGCAACTGCGCTTCCTGCTGCGTTATCAAGTTCATTCGTAACGGTTCCGCTATCCACCATTCCAGTGGCTCCAAGTACGTCTGCGCTGACATTATCATCCCCTAGTATGTCGCTAGCTGGTATGGCTTCTTGTGCTGAGATTGTGTTAAGTAACCCATTAGGTTTTGTGAAAGGAATATCAATTGCTTTTTCAGCAAGCGCAATAGCGTCATCAATACTTGCATCTGGATTAGTAATATTGGCAAGCGCAGTGTCTGCCTCGTCTTGCTTTGCTTGGTCTTGCTTCTGCTGTTGTGATGCATTAAATGCAGCTAACAACTGAGCGTCTATTTCATCTGCTTCTGCTGTGCCAACAGGTGCATCAAGTTTTTTTGCAATATTAGTTAAAACTGCACCGCCTGCGCTCATGCCGCCAGATTGTAAAATGGTAGCTAATGCAGTATCTTTTACAGCCTTTTTATAGTCGTCAAACGTGGCATCTTGATTTAGGCCAATCTCTGGCGTTTTATCAACGAGGAATTGAAGTGTTGTTGTTAGCTCTTCTGCTGGCAGTTCTTTTAGACTGCTTTCAAGCATTGCAGCACCTAAGTCCGCTATGCCATTGCCTTGCGTAGCCTTACGCAACCCTTTAGCTACCTTATCAAAGCCACCTAGCTTTTCGCCTACAACCTCTGCACCTGCCATAGGGATGGCGCGTGTTGCTGATTGCAAAGGGCTTAAATCTCTCTCTCTACCTTCGTTATACTCTTGCAGGGCAACGCCACCGAATAAAGCAGGCAATGCAGAGCCTCCACTAGCGGCGCCTACGCCAAGTGCTGGCGCTGTTTGTATAACAGATGAAATTGCGTTAGCGCCGGCCTCCGGCAAGTCTTGAACAATCGATTCTTTTGCAAATCCTTCTACAGGCTTGCCACGCAATACTGCACGGTTCTCAACTTTATCAGCGTAGCGATTTTGTCCTTCTGCTAACTTGGCTAGCGTTTCAGAGTTTGTTAGGTCTGCAACTGACTTTAAAAAACCAGCCTCTATTTTACCTAACCCAGCATAGCCACGATTTAAGCCAACTTTAGCAACACCTGAAATACCATCAACAACTTCTGCACCTTCTTCAAGCACGTTCTGTTTTTTGTTCTTGTCAATAGCTTTTTTGAATGATTTTGCTGCGGCCTGATCTGGCTTAACTTCTTTGCCATCCATGCCATCAACCACTGACTTGGTGCGCAATTCGTCTGCAATGGCTAAAGGTAATCTAATCGCATTGTCTTTAATGTAGTCAGCCGCATCTTTTGCTGTATTGATTACCCTGTCTGAAAATGATTTTGATTTTTCAGGTGTGACTTTAGAGGTCTCTTGACTAGAAAAATCCGCATCTATCTGATCCGCAATTGAAGGCATTGCTTGCGATATTTCAGCCTCGCTCATGCCTTCTGGGAATGTGATTGATTTACCGCGATATACTACGTTAGTCATGCTGATTATCCAGAAACAATAAAGGGTTGGATAATTCTATCCAACCCCACTTGTGTCACCAGGCGATGCTTAACGGTTAAATATATAATTGCCGTTTTTATCTCTCGTTAAACCGCCTACTGGCTTTTGCGGCACCTTCTCTTTACGTGTGACTGATGTTGTCATTAAAGGCTTTCCATCTTTACCCAGTTTATTTGTTCCATCAAAACCAATCACTGGTTTTTCAGTCACGGTTTGATATTCGTCACTTTCAATTTTATTGAATTTATCAAAGCCTTTCGAGGTGAGTTTCCCATTTTTAACATACTCTGGGTTGTCGCTATAGGCATCAATAAAGTCACGTTTACGTGATTCCGTTTCCGTTTCACGCTGCGGAGCACGCCCAGCCACCGCTTTTTTAATATCCATTGCAGACATTTTATCTAAGAAAGCTTGTGCCTTTTTGTCGCCAGATGCTGCCAAAAATATCATTTCATTCACATCAACTTTTTCGGCTTTTGGGTTGCCTTCTGCAATCACTTTACCACCACTATCAACAACCTTTTGTCCTTCACTTAATGTAAAAGTTTCGCGTTTAGGTGTTGACTTATTAAACTTCTCTGCGGTTTCTAAATCACCAGATTGCATAGCTTTATTGGCGGCTTCTTGCGTACTTAACACTACGCCATCATCACCTGTCATGTAGCCTTTGTTGCGCTCCCTTTCGGCAGCTTCACGCTTATCTTCCATTGCAAATCCTGCTTCTTTCAATCGAAGCTCTTTATCCATCTGTGCATCAAGCAACGCCGTCTTTAAATCAAATTCTTGCTTCTGAGCTAGGTCGCGGCCTCTCCCCTCTGAATATCCTTTAGCCGCGCCTGCTGCCATAAAACCTAATAAGCCAGACATTATTCTGCTCCTTGATACTGTGATAAAGCTTGCTCTGATATTTGCCCAAACTGTTGCGGATCAACACCAAAACCGCGCATTAAAGAATCGATCATCGTTTGCATTGCTTGCGCAATAATCTCTGGTGCCATTTCTTCCTCTGTCACCGTTTCTAAAAACTCTGCGGCCTGCGCGAGTAGATATGTTCCAGCAGGTACAATCACTTCGCCTGGCATTGTCTGGTTGCTTTTTTGGTAAAGCATCGCCATTAAGCTTGCAATTTGAGAACCAAGCATTTCGCCAATATCGCCTTCACTCTTATTTAGCATTTGAATAATATCTTCGTGCGTTTCCTCTGAAAATATCACTTTCATGCCGGCCTTAACTACACGCGCAAAAGCTTCTTGAAACTCTTTAGGAATATTGCCTGATATATCCTCAGCAATTGCCGCCGGCTTTGCGTTAAATTGTTTCTTGGCCATTACGCACCTCCCATTTGTGAAAGCATGCCTGTTGCACCTGTTTTGGCTTGCTGGATTTGGTTGTATTCTTCTGGGGTGACATATTTAATCTCACCATCGATCGATACGGCTATCTTCCCTGGTGTATTAGTGCCGGGCTGTCTGTTGTAAACATTTTGGTTTTCGTTTACAGTTGCCGCCGCATTCGGTTGGTATTGCAAGTTTTGTTGGCGTTGAGCGATTAAATCCATCTGCTGCTGCTGTGCTGCAGTTTGTGAATTGGTTAAATCAACTTTAGCGTCAGTCAATGGCTGCAACTGCTCAATTTCTTTACCCTTCATATAACCTTCTGAAAGTCCACCTAATGCATTGATTGCACCAGAGTTACTATTGAGTGAACCTAATAATCCACTAGCGCCACTCGATACCGCATCCGTTGCTCTACCTAATGCCGATGTAGAAACGCCATCAACAAAACCTAATTGCTCAGTACCTGCCGACATTAAGCCGCCTGCTGTATCTGCCGCATTACTTGCTATACCAGCAGTATCTTTAATGCCGCTGACCATGGCACTATCGCCAATCCCTAAACCAGATTTGATATTGCTAAATACACTCTTAACGGCATCACCAGAAACTGTGTTAAAGAAGTTTGATGTGCCGTCTGCCGCAGTTGAGAATGGATTCATAAACCCACCTTCAACACCGGTAAATGCACCAACACCAAAACCTGCAAGGCCTGCCACTGCGCCAATTGTGGATAGTGTTTTATTGCCAGTAATTGCACCTAGTCCGCTAGCGATACCGCCTGCAATCATAATGCCGCCAAGTAATGTGCTTGTTGCCGCCATCCCTGCTGAAATTGACCCGATTGCGGCAGCAACGCCAAGTGCAGGGCCATTTTTTTCACCATAAGGCGCGCCTTTGTGCGGATTGGCAAACGGCATATCAACCGACATGCGGCGTGTATGAGTAATGGTTTGGTACTCAATGCGTGGTATTTGAATGGCGATCATTTTTTGTGTCCTTGTCTAGCCAAAAGTATTCGTGCAGTTCATCTTCATGTGTTTTTTTAAAGCCAAACAACTCTACTAACTTTTTGTATTTGTCTTTTTTATACAGCCTTGTTACTAAAAATCCGTGTTTATCAATGAGCGCATTTACTACTTCATGCATCATTTCTTTACGTCCAACAATCTTTCTAAATTGCTTATTTAATGCAAAATGAATTTCATTGTTTTGCATCATGGTTTCGCCTATTTGCACGCCACGATAGATGAGCGGCTCAACTTCCCACTTTAATAACGCAAGCTTCACTTGCTCAATTGATAAGTGCTCTTCGTTAATTAAATAATCCTGTATTTCTTTCATTACGCAGTCGGGAACGTAAGCAATCCATCAAGGTTTAAACCGCCAATTTTCCCCAAAATGTTTAAGCCAGTTTTTAGCAATTCATTCTGGTTGGTGACTGCCGCAGTTTTCGCCTCTGGTGTTAAATCAGGATTTTGTAAAATGTCACTAATGTTTCTAACAGATTGCTGATACAACGAACCGGCAGATGCCTCTGATTGCAATATCGTTTTATAGCTTGCCTCAATATCCGCAAGCTGTAATTTGTTGCTTTGATCCATGAACTGCTTAATCACCACATTCTGCTCATTCGCATTGAATATGTTTGTTTTGTTCTGCTCAGACGCATTGAACTTGTTAGCATCCTGCTGATTGTTTGCATTGAACTGGCTATTCTGAGCTTCAGTATTTGTATTGAATTTATTAATATCCTGTTGCTGGCTTGCATTAAAAGTATTGGTTTGTTGCTGATTGCTTTGGTTGGTATTCAACACGTTAGTATTTACACCAGCATCATATTGAGCGATTGGCAAAGCTCGATCCATCACCGCTGCTTGTCCAGCTTGTACCGCCATTGAGCTGTTTAACATACCTCTGCTATTGGCGGCCTGTTTTGCTTTTGCTGCTGCTTGTTGCATCAATGGCGAATCTTCACCGATTACCTTATTGACTTGGTTACTTAGCAGTTCATTACTATTCACATCTCTGGTGATTGCAGAAGTTAAACCGCTGGCAGTTGGTGTAGGTGCCGCCGCTGTTGCTGCATTTGCGGTTTGTGTTTGCGCCAACTGAGGCGTTGCGCTAACGTTGTTGTAGTTGTTGATACCGTCTGTTGGTGTCCAAGACTGATTATTTGTTGTTGTCATGATGTTTCCTTATTCCCCACAAACGCACATCTTGCCGTTAAGTGATTCAGCCTTGTCTATTAAGGCGTTGTGTTTGATGATGTTGTCGTTACAGGTTTTAAAATTATCCGCTGCGTTGGTGAGGACTTCTGTAACGTTGGCGACAACGGCTTCATTTTCTGTGGCCTCTCTAGCAAGCTCTGGTCTATGGTTATCCGCACCTGCGATGGCGCTGTTCCACAAGCTGAGAGAATCAGCATCAAAGCAAATGTCAGTATCATTCTTTTCATATATCTTCTCCCTGATCGTTCGATACACTATTTCTGTTTTTTGCAGGTTATCAATCTTCTTTTCGATGATTGGCTTAGATTCATTCTGCAAAACTTCTGCCTGCTTAACCTGCTTTTGAATGCCTGTAAGTTGGCCTGAGTTTGTTTTCCAGCCATGGACCGTCCAGCCAGACGCAAACGCAACAATAGCAACGACTGCAATTAGCATTGCGTTATTTTTAAGATTGGCAATCAATGCAATTGGATTAATCATATTCAATCGGATTCATGCCGCCTCTAACCCAAGCTGAAACGTCGAAATTCGGGCACGTTTTTACCCATTCATTCCGTGTAATTTGACCGTCACCATTAAGATCAGGGCTATGGTCACGATGTCCAAGTATTTTAATCCCCATATCTTTGTAAGCATTTAACGCACCTGATACAGTCGCGTGTGGCTTGCCTTGGATAATTGATGATAGGTTAATCAAACAAGTGCGCAGCGTTTCCCATTGCTCTGGCGTGTATTTATCAGTGCCGATTAAACAGATGCCAATAGAACCAGTATTTCTACCTTGAACGTGTGCGCCGACCTCTTCTAACCCACGGCCAGTTTCAATATGTCCATCTACTGTAATCACGTAGTGATAGCCAATGCTTGGCAGTTCTGGGTTAAAGTTGCGCTTTGCCTGACTGTCACGCTTGAAGCTTCTTTGACGGTGCATTTCGTCAATATGTCTTGCGCGAATATCCTTACCGTTAGGCGTGGCTGAGCAGTGAATGATGATGTTGTTAATTACTCGCTTCATAGGAACCTTGCCTCAATGTCCTCGTAGCCTTTAATCATGCTTTTAAACCTATGTACCGTTCGGGGCCATACGAAAAAGGCTAACGTTCCAGCTGATCCAAACAGCAACCAATGCCATTCAGGACTAGCACGCGCAACCATAGAGTAATAGATAAAAACTAAAGAACTTGAGAATGCCAACACGTATTTAATTTTGTGGCAGAAGTGGATCATGCCGCCTGGCATCTTGGCCATTGCGCAGAAGCTCTCAAATAGAATGTAGAGCGAAAGAATAATGGTTGCGAGTTTTAGCCAGCTCATGCTTTATTCCCTCGTATAAAGTCTTGAATCCTGATAAAAATAGCAGTTAAAATCTTTGGGGCTTCCTGCCTGATCTGCACCCTAAACGCAATGAATGTGAATGCCATGAATGCAGCAACAGACTTTTGGGCAATATCAGGTGCAAACTTCAAAACAAAAGGCACCGCCCAACCTGTGGCTAAAGTGCCAACAACGATTAAAATGAACGCTGCAATTAGGCTTGCCTCTTTAGAGAAAGCCACGCCCAATGCTGAACCAATGGCAGCCACCCACAAAGTAGCAGGCGGCACATCAAATAAATGTCCAATTGCGGCAGCCAAAACCCCTATGAAAGCAATCGCAATATTTGGTATGTTGTCGTTCATTTTTAACCTTTCTATTTTTATGTGCCAATGTTAGCAACGTCCACCTGTGTCATAACTCAGATGTATAGGCGTAAAAAAACCGCAATCAAGCGGCTTTTTAATAGTGAGGTTTACTTTAATCTTGTTTTCTCAAAATTCAGCGATAACAAGTGCTGAGGTGTAATGCGGTGATGATACTTACTATCAAACGGCCTTTGACCCCCTGCTGCTAGAATGCTGGCCACCAACTCAGCACACGACCATTTATCATCTTCCTGCCAGTTTCGCTTTAGCCCGATACCAATCACACCGAGCCAATCGTATTGCTTACCAAGCTGGCCAATCGCAAACGCCTCTGATACATCCAGCTCTTTCACTGGGATATGCATCATCACGGCCTTAGATGACTTTGCTAACCTATCGTTAATCTTACCTAGTACAACGCCATCCCCTGCAATTGCACCGATAAGCAAATTGTCATCAAGCACCAAGTCAACATGGCTATACTCTGACCAGGTAATAAACCTGATCAACCATGATCCAAGATGCCACCTACGGCTGAATAAGAGCTTCATCTACATACTCCTCGGGAAATCCATCAAGTACGTCATAGGCTTCAAGTTGTTGAATGGTCATGTTGGCGATGGCAGCGCGCTTAGATTCTGCTACACCAAAAATCACCTGTTCGCGCATAACCTGTGCCGCAAATAACTCACTAGCCAATGCTTGCGTCATTGTCGCAAACGAGCCGTCTAGTGTTTTCCACTGTAGATTTGCAGGGATATTTGCGCCCATGATGACCAATGCAATTTGTTGTTGCTTTGAATCGCTGTCTGAGTGAAACCACTTACCTTGTACTAAACAACCGCCATTGTTTTTAACTTCATCACGTCGATTCTTAATCTTCTCCCAAAGGCGTTCTCTAATACCTTTAAGGTCTTTAGGTTCATTCACATAAGTTAACTCTGCGCCGTTTAATACTTCATTCACAAAGTAAAACTCAGGATTACCAGACTGATTGGTTTTTACAACTTCAACTAAACCAAGCGCTAGCTTTTCTTGGGGCGTGCTCTGATTAAGCCATCCACTAGGGTAGGTAACACCATCCAATGTGAATTGTTGACCTTCGTGAATGTATTTATTTTCTGATTGGTTGTAGAACATAATTTTTCCTAGCGCGCGTTAGAATAAGCAAAAGGTGTTTCGGCGAATGCCATGAATATGTAAGTGCCGCCGTTAGCATTTATAGAAGCATCCGAGCTACGTAACTTAAATCCATTAGAAGTTAAATCTAGTAAGTCAGTAGCTACTTCTGCCGCTGTGGTGTTCGCATAGAGCTGGTCGTTGTCCACGTTGTAGCCATCTCTTTGATTATCAAAAATAGTCCAGTTAGATGTGGTGTCTGTACGTTTAATCATCAGGAATGCAGTCTCAAATCCTAACGTAACGTTAGTGCCATCAGCACTACCATTACCTGTGTAACTACCGAACTTAGAATACCCAGCGATTTCAGCGAAGCAGTAGGCTACGTAAGTGGCAGTGCTTGCATTAGTACCATTGGAGCCGTTCGCTGTGACAGAAAAAGTGGACGATGAGCTTGGATGTGAGAAGTAAAAGTTACCTGATGTAAACGCATTAGTTGTATTTAAGAACATACCGCCATTTGGACTTAACGAACCGTGTTGCATAACCCAATTCTCAGTTGCATCTCTTCTCTTTACTAAGACTACTTGTGGTGTAATTCCTAATCCGTGACCTACCGTAGAGGCACTTGCACCTATAGTTGTGGAACCATTGCCTGTGTAAGTAACCACACTAAACCCTGCCGCAACGTTAGCTGACACCTGTGAACTGATAGAGCCATTAGTGTTAGTTACTGGTGCACTATCAGAAGCTCGCCACACCCAACCAACACTAGAACCACTAGGTGCTGTGTAGGTAGTCTCAGCCGCAGTAGTGTTTGATTGCAATACTGCTGAACTGCCCCGTACTGAGTCAATCAACTGATGATTGTTAGCGTTAGCCCTATCTTTAATCCACTCAAGCTCATTGGTAAACAACGCCTCTGAATCGGCCTTGATGTTTGCACCAGTAGAAAGCTGAACATTGAAGTGGTCAGATGGTTTCTTGATGCTCGGTGTTGGCAGGTTCGCTGTGCATAGCGCTTTAGCTCCAGCAGGGGGAGTATAGGCAAATGAGCGTTGACCGAAGTTAGCATTTACAGAATCCCCTGATACCGATATATAGATATAAACAAAATCACCAGCAAGAACATCAGTAGGAGTTATGGTAAGTTGTAGAGTATTATTTTTATAAAATGAGATTGTATTATTAGTGGTATTAACTAACATACCCACAACATCACCTACAGTTAGTGTAGCGTATGTACCTAAATTAACCCCATCTCGCCAAATAGAGCCATTTGCTCTGTACTGTTGTCTTAACTGACCAACCCCGATAGTTTGGTTAAACGCTGTTCCTGACAACACCCCCCAAACAAATTCCATGTAAATACTAGAGCTTGTGGGGAGTGGGAAGTTTTTAAGAAATAACTCTCTATCTGTTGTATTTGCTGTAAATCTTAAATTACCATGAGATATTGTTCTACTTGCAGAATTGCCAGATACCTCTAAGGGACTAAACACCGCATAATTCCCACTAGGCTGAACCGAGCTAGCAGTTCCATTACCTGCTGGCACATCTAACATCCAGCAATCACTCACACCAGCACTTCTAGTGAAGTTGGTTAAAGTCCAATGGTTGTTATTGCCTGATTTGTCGTAACCTAGCGTTGTAGTGCTAGTGCCGTCTTTGAAGTCTAGATAGAAGCCGTTAGTGCCGTAGGTGCCTGTGTATTTCTTGGCTACCCACTGGCTTGTGGTTTGGTTGATTTCACCGAAGCTTGAAGCGTCTAATGCTTGTCCTGTTACCCACTGATACTCTGCAATACACCCATCTAAATACTCTCCAGCTTGTCGCCCTATATTTAATGGGAGACTTCCAGTTAAGGACGTATTATAATTAATTGAAGGGTCACTACTAGTAGAAAAGCTATTTAATCTACCCCCATTTATATATATACGCACCCTATCTGTGGGAGTAGCGTTAGTAGTGTCTAATATTACAACTACGTGCATGTACGCAGAAGGGTCTCTATACAACGCTGAGCTGGTCTTCCGAAATACTATATTACCTCCTGCTACTTGATACAGGTCAAAAGCACCATTGGAGTTAAACCCAAATATGAAGGCTGTATCTAAACCGTTTGACCAGCCAGTAAGAGTTTGAGCTGTATTAAGTGCCCCACGCTTTATCCACATAGACCACGTGTTTGTAGTACCGCCAGCTGTAAATGTCCTACTCAAATACTGACTACTAGCCGAGCTAAACCTCAAGCTACGCTCAATGACGTAACCACCAGCACTACCCCCACCCGACATAAAGAAGCTAGGTGTATAAAGGCTGTAAAGCTTAGAGATAAAGTTTCTAATCATCACTTAACCCACATTCGCGTTATGACCGTCATAGATAAGCGTGTTACCAGCGCCACCAATGAAGTTGATAATGTCGTAAGCGCCGTTAGTAGTTGCACCAGCAGTTAACGGCGGTGTTGCATTGGGAAATTTAAACGCAGCATTCCAAGCAAATACACGCGCAGAAGTATCCCCAGCTTTCAGCATGAATTTATACATGGCCTTTTCTGTGATGCCTGTAGGTGCACCAAACGTAACGGTGATTGCATTGGTTAGCGTCACCTCACGTATTTGGTCTGCACCATCGAACGTGTAAGTTGAGGTAGTTGATACCGCAGCGGTGCCGTTATCTGGCACTTGAGTTTCAGTGAAAGTGTTGGCTACGTTTTTCTTGACAGTGTTAGCGTCAAAGGCTTGAACATCTGTACCGATCACTAAACCTAATGTAGTTCTTGATGCCACCGCATCTGCATCATTTAAGAGTGTTTGAATAAAGTCTGAAACACCAAGCGTTGTTAGGTAAGCCGAAGCATCAGCATCATCTAATAAGGTTCGAGAAAATGCGGTGAGGTCTGTTAATGCCGCTGCTCCTGCTCCTGTAAAGTACGGTAGTTTGTTTGCATCGGTAAAAAGAGAAGCTAGTGCGGTTAAATCTTGATCTAACGGCTGATAGCCAGAGGCCACTGCCGCCGCAGTCACTCGTGTATCAATATCAGCCTGCAATTCAGCCAATGCCGCATTTAGATTAGTGGAGGTAAGATTGCCAGAAGATGCCGTTGTAATCGTGTTGCTTGCAGCTACAATGGTTTTATTGGTAAGTGTTTGCGTTGCGGCATTAAGCGTTAGCGTGTCGGCGGCTACATTTGGGATGGTGTGCAAACTATCTGCATCTACTCCAACGTTACCGCCTGCAATTGTTAAATCACCGCTTACAGTTGCATCTGTTCCGTTATCTGAGATGACGTTTGATGTTTCTAGTGAATTTGCTGCGGCATTAATCTTCACAAGCTTGCCGCCATTACCTGCTAACGTTGGTAATTTATTGAACCCTGCCTCTACTGAATCAAGTTCGGCACGCATAGACGCAGATGATCCGCTTGCCCCTGTTTGCGGATAACCAGTTGAATCGTAGTATTCGTTTGACATAATTTGCTACCTATCTTAAAAGCCTGCGTTGCGTGTAATGGATAATCGCGCTGTTCACTGTGAATGGTCTAAATAGCGCAGATGAGCTACGCAATATCAGTGATATGTTTTCTGCCGTTCCCGTAATGTCCTGCTCGGCAGGCAATAACGTTCTACCATCCCAATAAAACTGATCCCAAGTAAAACTATCCCAAAACACGTTGCCGAATGCTGTTTGAATATCGCTTAAAATGCCTTGGTTAATTTCATTGCTTGCGTACCCAATCTCATACGTTGCATCAAGCTCTGCATAACTGCCGCCAGTAATTTCATATACTGCTTTTCTGAAACGCTTTCTTAATCTTGGGTTTTTCATGAAAGAGAAAGCTAGGTTCATGTATGCAATAATCGGCTGTCCATCAAAGCTTGTGCCACGTTCCATACGATATACAAATCCATCTGTATCGCCTGCGTAGATAAACTCTTCACCGTTATTACTTTCATAAGAACTCATCACTGTCATGGTGTGTGCGTATTGAATAGGCATTGCGCCTTGAAACTCACCATTCTGCATCGTGATATGTAGCGCATAGCGATCATTAAATAAAAGGCGGTACTGGTCGCGCAATCGCACAATGCAGCTACCTATGGCGCGAGTTACTCTAGTTTCTATAAAAGGGCGAATTAGTTTCGTAAGCTGAGCGCTTGAGAAGTTACCAAATTGATCTGTGGCCGCAATTTGTCGCACGCCTAGTGCATCCATCACATAGCCTTCACCAATGTTTTGCATGGTGTACGCAAAGCCGCCGACTTCAAAACCAAGCGTCACCAGTTGAAAATCTGCTGAGCTATTACCGTAAAGAATCGAGGTTTTGTTCGTGGTAAAAATGGCTAATGCAGGACTTTGATTAGAGCCGATCATTGGCAAGAAGCCACTAATCGTGTCACCCATTGCAAGCTCACCTGCACCTGAAATGATTGTCCAAACGTAAGGCTCACCTGGTGCGCTGTTTTGTGCACTGCCATTGAATGATAAGAACAAATGATTCACATGCACATCAATGTGCTTTGGCGTATCGTTTGCCATGCCGGTGCTGATCGGTACAAAGATAGTTCCGTCAAACTCAAATGCACGATGCGTACCACTAGCACCATACATTTTTATAGTACCTGCACCACCACCGAAGTTGTAGTTGATGCACTCATAGCGTCCATTAGGATTTAAAGTGATTGCAGATTCAGCACCACTTAACGTGATTGCACCTGATCCAGTGCTTGTTGCTGCGCCAGCAATAAAATTACCACCTGCAGGCGCTGTAATAATTAATCGACCTGTATTCACGCCAGAAAGTAAACTACCTGATTGCACGACCACCTTTAGAATCGTAGCCGTCACGCCACCTTGCGTAAGTGTGTCGCCTTCTTCAATGTCTAAATTGGCATTGGTAAATGCAATCTCATAGCCAAGATCAATCAAGGTCCAGCCAGAAGGTGATGAAACGTATATTTTTGCCTCGGTACCATCCGCATTATTTCTAAATGCATACACTAATCCGTTATATCGATGCACGCCTAAAACGCCACCACTACCTGGCACTGCACTAATGTCATCACGGTAAACATCAGTCGCTAGCTTTGTGTATTCTGCTTGCTGTAAAGGGGTTTCTGCCAATCCAGATATAGCAATGCTGGTTGACGTAGCAACCACTACCGCTGACACTGATATATCTTCACCTGACACAAACGCACCGGTTAGCTTTGTAAATATAATATTGCCATCCGTCCGTGTTAGCACAACGCCAGTAGCGCCACTTGTATCACCAACAATCACATCATTTGCACTTACCGTACCAACAAAATTACATGCGATTGAGTAGAACAAAGCATCTGATGGTGAGGCATGACCATCGAAGCGTTCATAACCTGCAACACGGCGATAGCCACCATCAATATCAATTTCAAAATTAAGAGAATCACGGCACATCCCATCTGGTGTTGATAGAGGCGGTGTAACTAGATTTAATCCACCTTTAAGTGCAAAGTACGTGGTTAAGACTGCTGGTAAATTCATGATGCAATGGTTTCGGTGTAAGGGTTAGCTGAGGCCAGTTCGTTGCTGACAACTGAGCCACTACTGCCCACTACTTGTGAATTAGCGGCATCTTTCTTGAGCAAAGGTTTTAATTTGTTGGTGAGTTCAGAATACGCATTAACAGTCGTATTACCTTTGCTTCCATTGATACTGTTACCGAGTGCATTAATGTCATTAGCCGCTGATTCTGCCACCTCAAGGTTTTTATACAGCGCACCAAATCCACCAAATGTTTCTGCTTGAACAAACCTTGATGGATCTGAAACACGCATCGCATCAAGGTCTTTTTGTGTGTATTTCTCTGGCACATTGAATTGCCCTAGCCTTTTCACTGAACCTAACAATCCACCTAAGCCATTGTTGTACGATTCCATTCGCTTCGTTGCATCAGCCATTGCCTCTTCTTGCGTTTTGAACATACTGCCTTTAGTGGCAAATGATGATTTTGGCGGCTCAATAGGCGCAAAGGTTGCATAATCCCCTGCCCCATTTTTTATAGTATTTTGCGTGTACCCAAAATAATCGTTGCTTGGTGGTGCAGGCAAAGCCGCTGGTTTATCTGATATTGAATAACGAACTGTGGATTTATTCGCCATCTGGTCTTTTAAAATAGCGTATCTATCGTTGTAGGCATTGACCTTTTTTTTGTAGTCATCGTCATTGTTAATTTGACGTGCCAAACGATCTGTTTTTTGTGCTAGATTGCGCGTTCTAAACGATGCACCATCGCCAACGGTTTCTTCTACTTGGCGCTTGTTTGATGTTGAGATTCTTTCAAGCTCAGGCAGTGATTGTAACTTTGCAAATTCCGCATAATAAGCCGCTGCTGCCGCTTGTTGCGCTTTACGCTTTTGTGATGATGCGCCCATAATATTTCCTAAATAAGCGGTTCAGCCATTTGCACATCAGGCAATTGGTTAAGCTCTAATTTGCCCATGTAAAATGAAATGTTCTTTTGTGCGCGTGCGATGACTTCGCCTGCTGATTCATACAGTCCGTAAGCTTCAAGCGCCTTCCAAACAATCAATTCATGGAACTGTGTTGGCATTTCTGGCTCATCAGCATCAAGCGAAAGTCTTTGTGGTGTTTTCCAGTATTGCCCACTCACGGTAAATACACCGTCCGGCTTTGGCCCCAATAGCAATTTCTGATCTGGTGCTACTGAAAAACAAATCGGCGTGCCTGCAGGTTGTGGTCCAGTCAAATAAACACTTCTGTATTGACGGTAAAGCAACTCGCCCAACTCGAACTCATTAGAGATACCAACGCTAGTACGGAAAGATTTGATTGTGTCTGAATCCCATTGGCTAAATCGCTCAGTAATACCAACTTCCAATGGGGTGTAGTCATACTTATTTAGCGTTGTGTCAAACTCAAAATCAGCACGTAACCAATTCCAGTTGGTGCGTTGAAGTTGAATCATGTCGTAAGCGCTTCGCGTCCAGCTAACAACGCGACCCATTTCACCGCTTTGGCTAACTACCGTAGCAGGGCCAAGGCCGCTAATGCCAGCCTCTTCTCTCACGCGCTTACATATCTCTAAGAAAGTCATGGCTTAACTATGCTCGGCGTGTTGCACGCAGATTACGCAACCACTCAAGGCCTTCGCGTGTATCTTGAATTACTGTAAATTGATATGGTGAAATGCTGTATGCTTTTTGGAATGATTCAAGCACACCTTCACTATTCACTTGCTCATGGTTTTTATATTTAACTTGGCGCGATGCGGAAGCAACGCCTAAATACTTACGTTTAATTGTCACCTCAACGCCGCGCGGAACCCATGGAATACCATTTGGCCCAGCACCAACACCATTGATTGATAAGAAAACATACTTTTCTGCGTCTGCCGTGTTGCCTTCTTGAAACATTACGGTTACTTTTTCTTCAAGAAAGGCTAATTTTTTTGCTTTATCATCTAATCCGTGAATAGATTGAATTTCAATATCTTCACCAATTAGCTGTTTCTCACCCTTTTGAGAAAACTTAACGGTCTTTTCTGGTGCCACTTCCAACTCTTCTGATGCAATCGCATTGGATTTAATAACAGGTGCTGATTTAGCGGCTGTTGGTTTACGTGCTGGTGTATTTTTGGTCACTCTGGCCATTGATGGGTTACTCCTGTATGAGTTTGAAAACTAAGCATTAACGCACCCAAGATAACGCAATCCACCTGTGTCGCAATTTGATACAAAAAAACCCCAATTAAGGGGCTTTTCTTCAAGTGTTAACTTATAGGTTAACTATGCGATTGCTTTGAAGTAGCAAGTCTTGCTTGCCAATACAAGTGCGAGTGTCGCATTTTGTAATACACGGAAACCGTTTGTGGTTAATGTGATGCCACCATTGCCGCCAGTGACTTCAAGTGTGCGTGTGCCTGCAGCAACAGTTTTAATACAACTGTTATCTGCCATGCCTTCATAAAACTCACCACTTACGCGATCAGTTGCGTTGATAAATTCAACGTATTTAGGTTTAAAGCCAACGTCAATTTCAATAAAGTCCGTTGCAACAATCGCAGTTGCATCAAATACCACTTTACCAACAGCTACCTGACCGTTTTGCTGTGATGGATTTAAGGTTACTGTACGCGCTGTATTTTCAGCCATGATAATTCCTTCCTAATGAGTTAAATAAACACCACGGCTTAAGCTGTAAGTGTTAGTGCTGCTGGATTTGTAGTCGCAGCATAATTTGTATCTGTTACGCCTGCATCAGCATCAAGCTTTGCGGTAATCGCAACAATGCTTGCACGCAAAGCGGTGTTGTCGGCTAAAACAGCCTCTAACAGTTCACGCTGTGCTTTTGCTTCACGCTTGTCTTTTAATGTGGCGGTTTGTTGTTTGATTGAGGCCATACCATTTCCTTTACTAATAAATTTAACAAAGGGGAATTTCACCCCTTTAGTTGATTAAGCTAGGTTAGGTGTACCAACTTCTAAAACAGCCATCCAGCCTTGGTTAAGAACCAATGAATCATAGTAGAACTTAGAGCCTGCATAACCACGTTGACCTAATGGATCAGCTTTATCTGCAACACCAGGTGGTACCCATGTTGGTGTAATTGCATCAACTCCGCGCAACATCACATTACCCCAAGCCTCTTCTGCTGCAACGATACAAGGATAAACGTCAATCAATGTGCCGTTAGTTGAAGCTAAGCCTGTTGCGCCAACTGCCGCACCTGCATCGATGTACGGCGCAAGTTCTGGTGATGTAACAAAGCGGAAGTTTTCAGCAGTGCCGATTTCACCTTCTGAAATGGTTTTACGACTGCCGTAATCTGCCACTGGCACAAAGCCTGGCAAATCACGAATAGCAGGGTCCATATCAGTATGGCAATAAACCACGTATGAAGCTTCAACTGATGAAGTGCCATAACCTGGGCTTGCATCTAAAATGCTTGTGATTTGTTTTGCATGGTTAGTTTTTAAGCCTTTAGTAACACGGCGAATTAAGTTAAGACTTAATGTTTCATCCACTGTGTCTGTACTAGAACCGCCTGCATAAAATTTGTTAGTACCTGCTTTTAATGCACCGAAGCAAACCATTTCACGAATCAAACCAATCGTTTCACCGATTTGTTTTTTCATGTCGCCTGCAACGTCATCTTCGTACAAGTCAAAGGTCTTGTCTGTGATTGAATACAATACGCCGTATTGTTCAACCACTGCAGTTACATCAGTGTAAGCCATCGTGCGTGCAGTTGGTGTTGTACCTTCGTTGAGTTTGTAGCTGTCAGCGAAAGTGCCTACATTTGAACCATTGATCCAAACGTTATCTACACCGCTTGGTGGTAATGCGCGGCGATAAACTACAGTATCGCTTGAGTTTTTAGGCATCTTTTTTTGTAAGCCTGTTTTACATAACACTTCCATTGGCATGGCGTGTTTAAGAATGTCGCCTTTAAGTTTGCCAATACGTGCTGCTGCTGTGGTCATTGTTTGAATAGCCATGATATTTCCTTTTTATTTTTTAAACGCCATATTAAAACCGTCTAATTCTGTCATCGCTTGCGGCTTTAAAGTGACTTGTGTGCTTCTTGGTGTAATCGCACGCTGTAAACGATCTCTACGTTCCTGCGTGCCGCTATTTTTTGCGGCGTTCCAATTTTTATACTCTGTAAGCTTTTCACCGATATACATTGCATCCCAACTATCATCCAGCTTCACGCGCTCTTCATCTGGTAGCGTTTGCTTCCAAACTTTGTAGTCGTCAGAAACCAGAAGCTGCGGTGCGTCTTTGTGCTGAATTAACAGCAAGCTCTTCTGCATATCCTTACTTAACTCTTCGCGCACTTGCGCTACACGGCTTTCAATCACCTCGTTAGATTGAGTGTTATCCGCTGTGCCAAAGTTATTAAAATCTTCTGCCAATATCTCTGCAAGTTCAGGGAACTCTGCTTGCATGCGTTTAAAGCTCGCACCATTAAAATTCACTTTAGCTTGTTGCTGAGTTTGCCCATTTTTTTGAAGCTCAAGTAATGCACGGTTTAACTCACCAAACTTACCGTGGATCTTGCGAATTTCAGCAGAGGTCATCTGCTCAATTTCTTCAATCTTAGGCATCTTGGCTAACATTGCTGTCAGCTGCTCTGGCGTTAATCCTACTTGTTGCTCAATTGGCTTATCATCAACAGCATCAGCTTCTGATAATGTCGCTTCACTAGCATTGGTTACTTCCGCTTCTTCTGTGTTCTCTTGTTCTGCAGGGGCTTCATCAGCGCGTACATCACCATTTAAACTGGCAGAAAATGCAGCAGATTCTTCTGCTTGTGCTACCTCTTGCGCGGTCTGTTGCGATTCAAGGTTGTTTGCTTCTTCGCTTGCTACTGTTCCATCTAATTGCATTTAAAGCTCCTCATTACTCAAAAGGGCGTGATTCCTCAAGGCCTTTTGTCAAACTCGGCGGTGTGTTTTCCAGCGCCAAAAAACTTTTAATCTCTAAAATTCTGCCTCGCATCTTTGCGGTTTGAACTGCATCAGCATCACCATCGTTTTGCTTTCTGCAAGTTTCTAATCGTGCCTCTAAATGCGCTTTAATCTTTATCCATAAAGCAGTCTGCTTTTCAGCAGCGTTGAGCAGTAATTTACTTGACATGTGTTTACTTTAATCTTGTCCACCTGTGTCAAAGGGGCTTTTTCCAGCCTTCAATCTTTCAATTGCATGGCTCACCGCTTTATCCATAATTGGCTTTGGTATGTCTGCTGGATTAGGCTCATTTTCTAAAAGGTACTTAATCTCTGTTTGATCAAGCGTTGGCACCAGTAAAGGTATTTCCATTTCACCTGCACCAAAATCTACGCCTACAGATATTTCTGTTGATACTTTCCCATCTGGTCTTTGAAGTACACCCAAAAATCCAGAACCTTTTTTTGTTCCGTCATTCCTGTTACCAAACTCATTTAATAATCCAGCCATACTAAAGCCCTGCGCCGAACTGTTGCTTCACGGCAATCTCTTGGCTTTGCAACTCTTTCTTGGTACGCTCTTTCATGGCGGTATCAGCTAACTGTGCTTTGATTTGCTGTACTGACATTTCAGACTTCTGTGCTAATTCAATTAATTTTGTATCTCTCGCCAACTGTGCCATTTGCAAGCGATACTCACGATCCTCACGCGCATCCTGTAAATCAATTTCGCGCTGTGTCATTTTCTCTTGCGTATTCGCTTGGGCCACTTTCACCATCGCTTCTGTACGGAGGTGCGTTGATTCTATTTGCGCTTGTGCTGTAATCTGGCGCGGATCTTGTGGTGGATTGGCGGCGGCTTGTTCTTGCATCGCCTTTAACTCATCTTCCGAGTACATAAACAAGGTTGGATTTAATCGCTGTGACTTAAAGTATTCAGTAATCCATTTTTGCGGATTGATACCAAAGGCAGGGTTAACGACCATTGCGCCCATCTGTGCAATCGTTTGATTTTGAATGTCACGCTCAACCAGTGCGCTAGAACCTTTGGCAACAATTTTGTAATCGCCTTTTTCATTCTCTGGCACTTCTGGATCAAGTAATAACCACTCGTAATAGCGTGAGATATGAGGCTCAGTTACTTTGTCATCATAGGTGCGTGCAATACGGCGCATGACTGTCGATGCGTTGTTATTCAACATCTGCATGCCGCCAACAGTTTCAGGCGCTTTACCTTGCTGGCCTTGTAGCAACATGGGTAACCCTGTCACATCCTCAGCCATCTTGATTGCGAATTGAACGATGTTAAATAACTGGTCTTGCATGGCTGGAATGTTGATTGCTGCAAATGCTTCATTCACTGGACCAACGGCATCTTCAACCATGTACCATAATTTGCGCGGTGTAATCTGCCAAACACCATCAGCAGGCTCAATCACACTTCTACGCATTACAATCTGTGGGCCACTCATTAAGCCTGCGTTATCCATGACATTACGCACGGCAGCATTAAGCATGCGTTGCGGCGTTCTAATTTGTCTGGATATGCCAATGCCTGCCCAATAGCCGTCACGCTCTTGCCAGTTCATTACGTCATAAGGGAATGCGCCACTATCAAGTGGGTTAATGGCTGCTTTCACTACACGATCATTAATCATGACAACAATCGCTGGTACGCTTTCCTGACTAGCACATGGGCAGCCTGCGGCCTCCATATCCTCTGGTGAGATAAAGCCTGTGTAATACCAAATGTCGTACTGGTCTTTGTTGTCTAGGTTAAGGGTTTGACGCTCTGCTTCACGCTCTTCTAAGTTCTTTTTCTGTGGGCCTTCTACCAGGCACAGTTCAATCATTTCGGTAATGTATGAAGGATCTAGCTTTAAATCTTCTAGGCCACGTTTAGTTAAGCGGCCTTTTTCAAAGATAAATGAACCTGTGTGGATGTCGTTGCCACATGATGGATCTGGGTACAAATCCCATACATCAATGTTGCGCGATTCTGGATAAATCGACATCTTGCGCACAATAGACGTTAAGCCACCTTCTTTGTTAATTGAGCTATGCTGTCTTGCTACTGGATATGGACCTTTGATAACGCCTGTACCAAGTCTGGCACAACTCTCAATGACTTTACGTGTTTCGTGGTTAAAGCGTGATTCTCTCAACCAATCATCAATGCGTGTTTCAGCATCTTTAGCGGCTGATTTTGCCACCTGTAAGATTTGCTCAGCATGTTCACCAACTGTCATTTGCTTGGGGTTGCCTGCATCATCCGAAGTCATGACAGGCTGGCCATTAGGTGCTAACAATGGCTCTTGGTTTTTGTTGTTCTTAACTAGGTTAGGAATTGGTGTAGGCTCAATGCCCCAATTCTGATCGTCAGTAGGCAGTAACATATCAGCCACTTTCGCAGCTGCAGCATCTACATAAGAACGAGTGATATTAAGAAAAATACGTGAGCGGACTACCTGCTCTTTTTCTTTATCGGTGCCGCCTTCTGGTGATAATGGCTTGCCTCGATTGCGGTATAAGTCACGGTTAGCATCATCAATGCCCTCGTAGTGATCTTCGTCCTCGCGCCAATCATCTTCAACGCCTGATAATTGTCTAGCTTGGACCGCCTCTTCGCGCTTGCCAACTAATACTGTACTCAGAGATTGAAGGCGATTAATCCGCTCTTCGTAGGCTTTCTTCTGATCTTCAACCTGAGTGGTTAATTCAACGTTATCCATTTGACAGGTTTACTCTTCCATGTCCATGGCCATGCCGCTTTTAATCGGCTCTTTAACGCTTGCATTAAAAGCATCTTCTTCAACTTCTGGCGGCGGTGCATCGCCTAGTAAAATACGTTCAGCTACTTCAACGCCTGCTTCAAACGTTTCAACTGGCTGAAATTCTTCGGTATCAATCGTAGCCGGATCAACTTCACCAACCGTCATTTGACCTTCATCTGACAACATAAGAACAACTGCGAATGGCATGGTAATACTCCGTAAATGAATTTATTTACAGAAAAGATAACAGTGTCCATGTGTGTGACAGACGTAAAAAAGCCCACGGCTTAGGTGGGCTTGGTTGTTAGTGTTCCAGTGCTGATCTCTGGAATGGCAAACGAGGGATTTCAACCCACGGCGCCTCACCCAACGTTCTTTGCCAGAACCGGCTACGGCACCAACTGCGGATCAGCCTCCGCATCACACTAACAAGTTATGGTTATTCTAGGACTTTTATCACCTGTGCCCATTAGGTGGCACGCCAAATCCCGTTGTCCTTCCGCTAGTGGAATAACCATACTTCTTAATGCAATTACAAGTTAATTTTAACCTGCCATTCTCTGCGCGTATATATTTACTAATGATAAATTGGTAACAAAATATTGTTATAACAAGTCTATTACCAATTAGTTTAAACATATCAATACCCCATCTCATTTATTTACAAAGCCCAATTTGGCTTATGTTCACTAAAAGCTAAAAAAACGTTCATATTTGTGTTTCGTTTTTTAAAATTCCATAAACTTGGAACAACTTGCAAATTTTCAGCAACGTGTAATCCACAAGCTAATTTGTGAAATATTGGTACTATATGATCTATATTCCATTTGTAACCGGTATATTTTTCTCTCAATCTACATAATTCAACAGCCTCTTTAAAAACAAAATCATTTAACTCTGACTGATTTGCATTAATGATGTTTGATTTTCGTCTGTGTGAGTATTTTAATGACGAAAGCCTTCTACATTTAATTTTTTCATCATTATTCATTTTTACCTAAATTCCATCTACTTTTCTTGCTTTAGTTATTACTCTTGTACCAAGTTCTAATTCTCTTGCATATCGTTGTTCACGGTCTAATTTTTTACCTTTTTTCTCTCGCCATTTTCTTACATCATCAACTGCGCACTTTGCACATTTATTTAATCTTCCATCTTTCATTTTCTTATGGGAATGAAAGTTACTTAATTCTTTTATCTCACCGCACTTAATACATTTTTTATCTACCATCCCATTTCCCCATCTAAAGCTCTAAATCCAGCAGAAGGCGCGGTGCGTTTAGGTGTGTTTAGTTTAGCAAAACGAAGCATCATGACCGCATATCTAACCGCACTCAAAATATCATCAAACTCTTTAACTATTTTACCATCCTTGCGATGATACAAGCGGTACTCTTCAAAGTAACCGTCCAAATGTGCGAACACTTTAAACCGCCCTGTTTGCATACGGTCTAATATTTCAAGCACACCTGCCTCAACGCCATTACCGCCGGTGCCTTCTTCTTCACCTTTTTGTGGTGGGTGAGTTGCTTTATCCTTAAGCATATTCACGCCTAAGTTGCGGTACTGTTGCGCAATTGCTTCGCCAGAACCTTTGTCGTGCTGCAATCCATCATGAGGCCATGCAACAGGAATCCATTTACCTCTAGCGTTGATTGAAACAGAGTGCACTGCTGGTGTTTGTTCGCTTAGCCGGTGAATGTCATACACATAAACAATATCAGCATCCCTATCCCAAGCCAACCAACCGCCTGCAGTCGGGTGATCCCAGCCAAAGTCTAAACCTGCAATGCGTGGCCAGTGCGCAGGAATTGAGAAAGGCTGCACCTTAACCAACTCTTCATCCATTGTAAAAATGCGTCCTGAACCTAACACTGGAATTCCCCTTGATCGTGCATCACGTAAATGCGATGGCGTTGAATATAACAATTCTCTTTTAGTTTTCTCGCTGAGGTGAGGTACATCATTCCAACCAGCCATCACCAAATATTTTGATTCTGATACTTTAGGCATTATTTAAGCTTCATTCCCTTTGGTATGAACTGCATTACTGTGTCAGTCATCCCTTCTAGCGGTGTAAATGTCATGTAAATTAAACCTTCTGTTGTTGCTGTTCTAATCAAGCATTCACCGTATATATCCATTGGCGGCTCTTCGTCCAACCAAATGCCATCTTGTTCAGTGCCTTCAAAAGCACCCCTGCCTTGTTGGTATGACTTAAGACCAAGCAAAGAGAAGCCGCCATTAACATGTTTAATCTCTACCTTATCAATCAAATCACTAACGCCTTGCTTCCAGCTAATATCACCGATGCATTCACCTGGTATTAATCCAGTGCCGCTTAATCGCTTAGTTGACCCACTGCCTT